CCTTTCCCCCGACATGATCGTGGATCAGGCCCTGCGGCTGGGCAACCTCCTGGCGCAGCACCGCGAGAAACAGTCCGAGGTCGCGGCCATCCGAAAAGCCCTGGGCAGGTGATCGATGGGCGCCGAGATCGACCTGGAGCGCAGGTTTTCGGCCGAGGAGGCCTACATCACCGGCTCCGTCACCTTCGAGCAGCTCGCGGCCGCGTCCGGGATTTCCTCGAGCCAGCTGCGGCACTGGGCCGCTACCGAGGGCTGGCAGGAGAAGCGCCGGGAGTACCGCCAGGCCTTCGCCGACATCCGGCGCAACACGGTCGAATTGCGGCGCCGGTTCGTGGAGAAGGCGCTCGGCTCCCTGAACCCGATGGACGCCTTCGCCATTTCGGCGCTCGAAAAGCTCGCGATGGCCGCCGAGAAGTCGGCCGCCGGCGCCCCGGCGCCCGAGCCTCCCGCGGCCGGCGGCGAGCCGGTCTTCCGGACGCAAGCCGAGGCGGTGGCGGTGCTGAAGGGCATCGTCGAGAACAAGCTCTCGCGCATGCTCCTGCAGCCGGATTCGGTCAACCTGGCGGCCGTCAAGGACGTGAAGCAGTGTCTGGAGCTTCTCGACAAGATGCAGGACAAGGCCGCGCCCGACGGTGCCGCGACCGACGAGAAGCAGCCCATGAGCGAGGAGCGGATCCGGGAGCTTAGGGAGATGCTCAACCTGTGAAAAAGCGCGGCAACGCCAAAATCATCCCCTCCGAGCCGAACCGGATATTTCTGCCCTACCAGCAGAAGTGGATCGACGACCGGAGCCGGCTGAAGCTCATGGAGAAGGGCCGCCAGATCGGTCTTTCCTGGTCCTCGGCCTACGCCTGTTGCGAGCGCACCGCGCCGCGTGAGAACAGAAACGACCAGTGGGTGTCGAGCCGCGACGACATCCAGGCCCGGCTTTTTCTGGAGGACTGCAAGCGCTTCGCCCAGCTGCTCGACGCGGCCGCGCGCGACCTGGGGGCGGTGGTGATCGACGAGGAGAAGCGCATTTCGGCCTACGTCCTTCAGTTCGCGAACGGCAAGCGCATCCACAGCATGTCTTCGAATCCGGACGCCCAGGCGGGGAAGCGCGGGGGCCGGGTGCTGGACGAATTCGCCCTGCACCCGGACCCCCGCAAACTCTATTCCATCGCCTACCCCGGCATCACCTGGGGCGGGCTCCTGGAGATCGTCTCCACCCACCGCGGCTCCGCCAACTTCTTCAACGAGCTGGTCGAGGATGTCAAACACAAGGGCAACCCCAAGGGATTCTCGCTGCATACGGTATCGCTTCAGACCGCCCTCGACGACGGGTTTCTCTATAAGCTCCAGCAGGTCCTGCCGCCGGGCGACGAGCGCATGGCGATGGACGAAGCCGCCTATTTCGACTTCATCCGGTCCGGCTGCGCCTCCGAGGAGATCTTCCTGCAGGAGTACATGTGCGTGCCGGCCGACGACGAGGGCGCCTTCCTCTCCTACGATCTCATCGCCTCCTGCGAGTACCGGGGCGACGAGGCCTGGGAGATGGACGATACGGGTCACATGCCGGACGGCCGCAAGCCCACCGAGCTTTACGTCGGGGTGGACGTCGGCCGCGCGCGGGATCTCACGGTGTTCTGGGTGCTTGAGCGCATCGGGTCCATGAAATTCACCCGCAAGGTCGTGACGCTGCACAACATGCCCTTTTCGGCCCAGGAGGCCGTGCTTTACGCGCTCTTGTCGCTGCCCGCCGTGCGCCGCTGCTGCATCGACGATACGGGCCTCGGCATGCAGTTCGCCGAGCGCGCCCAGGAGAAGTTCGGCGAGTACAAGGTCGAGGCCGTGCGCTTCACGGCCCAGGTCAAGGAGGCGCTCGCCTACCCGGTCCGGGCCGCCTTTGAGGACAAGGCCGTCCGGATCCCGCGCGACGACCAGGTCCGGGCCGATTTACGCGGGATCAAGAAGACCACGACGGCCGCGGGGAACATCCGGTTCGACGGTGACCGCAGCCAAGGACACCAGGACAGATTTTGGGCACTTGCCCTGGCCGAGCACGCGGCCGGCCAGCCCTCCGGCGTGATCGAGTTCGAGGCCGCGGGCCACGGCCGGGCCTATAACCGCATCGGCAACTACACGGGGGCGTAAGCATGGCCGATCAAAAACCCGCTCTGCCCGTCAAAGACGAGATCGCGACCGCCGCGAAGGATATCGACATCTTCTCCGGCTGGTTCGGGCGGCTGGAGAACCCGGACCCGGTGCTGCGCAGCGAGGCCGCCGGCAAGGGCCTCAAGCTCTACGACGAAATCGCCCGGGACGCCCACGCCGCGGCCGTGCTCCAGACCCGCTACCTCGCCGTGATCGGCCGGGAGTGGGAGGTGCTGCCCCCCGAGACCGGGGCCAAGCGGGTGGACAAAAAGAACCAGGAGATCGCCGATTTCGTGCGCGAGGCGTTCGCCGCGGCCAACTTCGACCAGGCGCGCCAGGAGATCCTGCAGGGGGTCCTCTACGGGTTTTACGCGGCCGAGGTGATCTGGGCCGAGAATCGCGGGCGTTTCGTGCCGGGACGGCTCATCGCCAAACACCCGCGCCGCTTCGTCTTCACCCCGGAGCGCGAGCTGCGGCTGCTGACCCCCGGCAACATGGTCGAGGGCGAGCCGGTGCCGGAGCGCAAGTTCGTCGTCGCCACCTTCGGCAGCTCGGACAACCCCTACGGCTGCGGCCTGGGCCAGAAACTCTGGTGGCCGGTCTGGTTCAAGAAGCACGGGATCAAGTTCTGGATGACGTTTCTTGAAAAGTTCGGCATGCCCACGGTCTTCGGCAAGTACCCGCCGGGCACCGAACCGGACCAGCAGCAGAAGCTCCTGGAGGCGCTGCGGGCGATCCAGACCGACACGGCCATCAAGTTCCCGAACACGATGGAGGTGGACCTGCTGGAGGCCTCCCGTACCGGCCAGGCCTCCTACGAGGGCCTTTGCGACTTCATGGACCGGCAGATCAGCAAGGCGGTCCTCGGCCAGACGCTCACCACCGAGGTCAAGGGCGAGGGGTCGTATGCCGCCAGCCAGACCCACGATGAGGTGCGGGCGGACATCGTCAAGGCCGACGCGGACCTGCTCTGCGAATGTCTGAACAACACGCTCGTGCGCTGGCTGGTAGACCTGAACTTCCCCGGCGTGAGCGAATATCCGAAGCTTTGGATCCGCTGCGAGGACGAGGAAGACCTCCAGCCGCTCGCCGAGCGCGACAAGATCCTCGCGGTCGACATCGGCCTTCCGATCCCCAAAAGATACTTCTTCGAGACCTACGGGATCCCCGAGCCGGAGGGCGCGGAGGAGACCTTGGGCGGAAAACCCCCCGAAGCCGCCCCCGAAAATGCCAAAAAAACGAACGGGCAGGGCGGAAAACGGGGCGATCGCGAGTTTGCGGGTGCAAGGATAGCCGTCAACGAAAACAGGGGACTTAAATCGCCTCTAATGCAGTCGGACGATATTCCGGGGGCGCGGTTGGACGCCCTGGTCGAAAAAACCCGGCAGGCGGCCGACATGGGCGTCCTGGTCGAACCGATCCGGCGCCTGCTCGACCAGGTCGAAAGCCTGGAGGAGTTCCAGGACCGGCTGCTCGACGTGTACGGGGACATGGACGCCTCGGCGCTGGCCGACCTGATGGAGCAGGCCTTCACGCTTGCCGAGCTCGCCGGGAGGTTCGATGCCGGACGCCGTTGAAGCCCTGGCCCTGCCGTTCGGGCAGGCCATCGAGCACTTCCGGGGCAAGGTCAACCTGCCGACGCGGACCTGGCTCGACATCCGGAAGGGCCAGCACGCGCGGGCCTTCGTGGTGGCCGGGGCGACGAAGGCCGAGCTGCTCGCCGACTTCAACGCGGCGGTCCGCAAGGGGATCGAAAAGGGCACGACGCTGGCCGAGTTCCGCAAGGACTTCGATTCCATCGTGGCGAAACACGGCTGGGACTACAAGGGCGGGCGGGACTGGCGCTCGAAGGTGATCTACCAGACGAATCTGGCCACCGCCTACTCGGCCGGCCGCTACGCGCAGATGACCACCCCGGCCGTGCTCCGGGCCCGGCCCTTCTGGCGCTATATCGCCAGCTCCTCGCGCGAAAAACGGGTCGAGCACATGGCCTGGTACAACCTGGTGCTGCCGGCCGACGACCCCTGGTGGGACACGCACTGGCCGCCCTCGGCCTGGGGGTGCAAATGCGGTGTCACCAACCACTCGGCCCGCGAGGTCGAGCAACTGAAGGCCGAAGGCGTTGACATCAAAACCGAGGCCCCGAAGGACGGCACCTACGAGTGGAAAAACCCGCGGACCGGCGAGGTCGAGACCATTCCGGTCGGCGTGGGCCCGGGCTGGAATTACAACGTGGGCGAGGCCGCCTGGGGGCGCAGGCTCTCGGAGCAGGCGATGGCCGAGTGGCAGGCCCAGGGCGCCAAGGCCTGGGAGACGCTCACCCCCGGAGACTGGCGGACGTACGCCCGGCCGGAAATGATTCCGGTCGACGCCCCGCGGGCAACGCTCGGGGAGAGGTTGACGGATGCGGCGCAGGTGGCGGCGGCGATCGCGGAGCAGTTCGGCGGCCCCGAGAGAGTGTTCTCCTTCGAGCGCCCAGGGTTCCGCTACGACATCCTGGCCAACGCCGAGACGCTCGCCGAGCACATCCCGGCGGACCGCAGCCCGTTTCTGCCGTTTCTGGCGGAGCTGCTGGAAGACCCCTTCGAGGTGTGGCTCGCGTTCGAACGCCACAGGGGCACCGGCAAGATCGAGCTCAGGACGCGGGTGATCAAGGCCGTGCAACTCGAAAAGGAGCGGGGGCTTCTCCTGGTGGCCCAGGCGCGCAAGGGGATGCTGGAGGCATGGACGATGCTTCTGACGAGAAACTTGGATTATTTGAACGATCAGCGCAGGGGGAAGTTGTTGTGGACAAGATAGGGGCTCAGACGCTGCGCCATCTGTCCGCCGGGACCAGGTTGTCGAGGCGTCAGCTCAACCCGGTCCGTCGCTGGATAAAAGCATAGGGCAGTCGGAGGCTGAAGTCAAGTGGAAGGCGTGCGGATCACGGTAAAACTCGACGATACGGGCATCAGGGCGGCCCTTCGGCGCATGGCCGACATCAAGCCGGCCCTGGAGGTTGTCGGCTCGACGGTGGTCTCCTCCGTGCAGCGCAACTTCGAAGAGGGCGGCCGCCCGGTGAAGTGGAAGCCTTCTAAGGCTGCGCAGCGCGCGGGCCGGCCGACGCTGGTCGACCAGGGCTACCGGGGCGGCCTGGTCGGCTCGATCAACTACCAGGTCGAGGGCCATCGCGTGCTGGTCGGCACCAACAAAATTTACGCCGCCATCCACCAGCTCGGGGGCCGGATCGGCGCGCGGGTGATCCTGCCGGTCAAGGGCAAGGCCCTTTCCTGGCCGGGGGCGCGGCACCCGGTGAAAAAGGTCAACTGGCCCGGCGCGACCATCCCGGCGCGGCCCTTTTTGGTCGTTCAGGACGAGGACTGGAAGAAGATCAACGAACGAATATCTGAATTATTTCTTGGTGGGCGTGCATGAACATATCCGGGGGCGCGGCACCCGGTGAAAAAGGTCAACTGGCCCGGCGCGACCATCCCGGCGCGTCCATTCCTGCTCGTCCAGGACGAGGACTGGGCCGAGATCCGGGCGGCCCTGGCCAAACACATCATGGGAGGCAAGTGATGCCGGAATTCGCAGGCTTCAACGACTGGATCGAGATCTTCCGCGGCGGCAGACAGGTCGATTCCAACGGCCGCGAGCACGACGGCGACGCCCTGATCGAGCGCGCCGTGTCGCAGTTCAACGCGGCCGCGCACGAGCCGCCGCTCGTGGTGGGGCACCCGCGGGACAACTCGCCCGCCTTCGGGTGGGTGGAGGGACTTAAAACCGCCGTCCGGGACGGCGCGAAGGTGATGCTCGCCAAGTGTAAGCAGGTGGTGCCCGAGTTCGAGGCCGCGGTCCGGCAGGGCGTCTACAAGAAGCGCTCGGCCGCCTTCTACCCGGACGGGCGGCTGAGGCACGTGGGTTTTCTGGGAGGCATGCCGCCGGCGGTGAAGGCCCTGGCCGACATCGGCTTCGCCGGAGCGGCGGAGTCCGTTTTCGAGTTCAACGAGAACCAACAACGCGATCGAAAGGAGGCAAAGATGAAGTTTTCCGAATTCATGGAGATTTTCAAGTTCTGGAAGCAGGTGGAGCAGGACCCGGACCTGGAGCTGCCGAAGCCGGCGGTGAAGCCGGCCGACGCGGGCAAGACCTTCTCGGAGTCCGAGCTGGCCGCCCAGGTCGAGGCCGCCAAGAAGCAGGCCGAGGCCGACGCCCGCAAGGCGGTCGAGGCCGAGTTCGCCGAGAAGAGCCGGAAGGCCGAGGACGAGTCCCGCAGATCAGCGCTCAAGGCCTGGTACGACGCGCAGCTCGCGGCCGGCAAAATCGCGCCGGCCTGGGGCAAGCTGGGGCTTTTGGAGTTCATGCAGGGGCTCGACGCCGGGGCCGAGGTCCAGTTCGCCGAGGGGACCAAGTGCTCGCCCGCCGAGTTCATGAAGAAGTTCGTCTCCGAGCTGCCCAAGGTGATCGAGTTCAAAGAGATCGCCAGCCGCGACAAGGACGTCTCGGGAGACGCTGGCGGCAAGCTCGATGCCCTGGTCAAGGCCCGGCGCGAGAAGGAGCCGACGCTCACCTTCTCAGAGGCGCTCACGGCCGTCCAGCTGGAGAATCCGGAACTGGCCAGGGAATACGCCGCCGGCATCCGGTAGGCGGTTTCAAATTTCGAATCTCAATTTTTTAATTCCGACCGAAGGGAGGAAAAGACAATGGCCTGGGAAAACAGAGTATTGACCATCACGCTGCCGGCCGACGAGGACCTGAGCAACGACCAGTTCCGCCTGGTGGTGCTGGACGCCACCTCCGGCAAAGTCCGGCGCCCGAACGCCGCCACCGACATCCCGCTCGGGGTGCTGCAGAACGCGCCCGCCGCGGCCGACAAGCCGGCCGTGGTCATGCCGCTCGGGGGCGGGATCTCCAAGATCCAGCTCGGCGCCACGCTCGCCATCGGCGCCGTCGTGCAGTGCGAGTACGTCGACGCCGACGACGCCGGCAAGGCGATCGCGGCGGTCGCCACGGGCTACCCCGCCGGCGTGCTGCTCGAGGGCGGCGCCGAGGACGGGCTGGGCACCGTGCTGCTGACCCCGCTGACCGTCAAGGCGTAGGCCGCAAGGCGGCCGATTTCAAATTTCAAATTTGAGATTTCAAATTCCGGCCCCCGGCCGGACACAAAGGAGGTTGTCATGCCCCAGCCGAACACCAGGGATCTGATCGTCGCAGGGCCGCTTGCGAACGTCAGCATCGCCTACCGGAACAAGAGCTACATCGCCGATCGGGTCTTCCCGATCATCGACCGCATCCCCCCCGAAGCCAAGATCGCCCGCTACCTCAAGGGCGCCTGGTTCCGCGACGAGGCCGACATCCGCGGCCCCGGCGCGCGCGCCAAGCGCGGCGGCTACCCGGTGGACTTTCTCCCGATCTCCACCAAGGAATTCGCCTTCGCCAAGGAGGTTACCGACGAGGACCGCAAGTTCGCGAACGTCCAGGGCGCCCCGCCCCTCAAGCCCGACCAGGACGCCATCGAGTTCGCCACCGACAAGGTGGACATGAAAAAAGAGCGCCGGGTGGCCTCCATGATCATCGGCGGCACCTGGAGCGGAGTCGCCGGCGAGGACGCGGCCGGGCTCTGGGCGCCGGTCGACGCCACCAACACGTTTTTGGTCGACGTGAACGCCAGGATCGAGACCATCCGCTCCAACACGGGCCTCAAGCCCAACGTGCTCATGCTGGATCACGGCACCTACCAGATCGTGAAGGAAATTCCGGCCGTCATCGACCGCATCAAGTACGTCCAGCGCGGCATCGTCAGCGCCGAGATGATCGCGGCCCTGCTCGGGCTGGATGAGGTCCTGGTGGGCGAGGCGATCTACTCGACCGCCAAGGAGACCAAGGCCGGCACGGATTTCACTGCGAGCAACATCTGGGAGAAGAACGCCGGCAAAGGCTCGGCCTTCCTCTTCTACCGGCCGTCCTCCCCGGGCCTCAAGGTGCCCACCGCCGGCCTGCAGGCGCGGGTGGCCTACGAAAACGGCCAGTCCCGGCGCACCACCACCTGGCGCGAGCCGGCCGAGCACCAGGACGTTTACGAAGTGGCCGAGGAGACCGACATCGTCCAGACCGGAAGCGATCTCGGCTTCCTCTGGTACGACACCATCGTCACGTAACCGATGCGCGCGGGGGCCGGGGTTCGTAACCTGGTGAGGGCCAGAACGCGAGGCAGACCCCGGTTCCCGCGCCACCTTGAATTTGAAATTCCGAGCGAAGCGAGGACGAGATGCCTTATTGCACCCAGGCCGACATCCTGGAGCAGATCAGCCTGAGCGAGCTGATCCAGTTTACCGACGATTCCGGCCTGGGGGCCGTGGACGCCTCGGTGGTCGAGCGCGCGATCGCCGACGCCGACGCCGAGATCGATTCCTACGCCGCCGTCCGCTACCCGGTGCCGTTTGCGCCCGTTCCGGCCATGATCCGCAAGACCTCCGTCGAGATGGCCGTCTACAATATTTTCGCCCGCCGCCGGGGCGCTACGCCCGCCCGCAAGGAGCGCTACGACAACGCGATCCGGTTCCTGCGGTCGGTCGCCAAGGGCGAGGTCAGCATCGGATCGGACGCCCCCGCGGAAAGCGCCGCCGACGGCATCGAGGCCAGCACTCTCGCGGACGACAAGATCTTCACCCCCGACAAGATGAGCGGGTTCTAAGCCGATGAAAACACTGCTTGCCGCCATGAAGACCGCCCTGCAGGGGCTCTCCTACGTCCGGCCGCAGGACGTTTACGTCACGCCCTCGCTCGAGCTGATCCCGAACGGGGTGCGGCCCCCGGCGATCGCGCTGAAGGACGGCCCGGTCTCCCGCAGCGAGCTGGCCGGCGGCATGATCGAGCTCTCGCTCGCGGTGCAGGTCGCCGTCTTCGCCCAGGTTTACAAGCCCGAGGCCTCGGTCATGGGCGACGCGGCCACCGGCGCGAAAGGCGTGCTCGAGCTTGCGGGCGATGTCCACGGGGTGCTTGACGAAAACCTCCTGGGCGTCGCCGGCATGCTCAGCGCGTTCTCGGCCGCGGAGTCCGCCTCCGAAACGGTGGGCGACGAAACCGAGATGTTCCAGCGCAAAATCATCACCTACGTCTACACGAAACAGGAGGCGCGATGACCTACAGACTCAAGCCCGGCCAGCCGGGCATGGAAGTGGTGGACGGACCCTTCGCCGGCCGCAAATATCACCCGGACCAGGTCTACGACGAGATCCCGCCGTCCGAGGCGGAGCGCTTCGAGCGCACGGACAAGGCCCCGGTGGTGCCGATGCCCAAGCGCGAGCGGGCCGCCGCGAAGGGCCGCATCGAGGACGAGAGCGCGTAGAATCTCAAATTTGAAATTTCAAATCCCAAATTCCGAGCGGTAGCGAGGAAGAGCGAGGAGGACCACATGCGAAGCTTCAGAGCCACCCAGAACCTGGTCGCCGTCTCGGCCGCGCTGCGCGAGAGCGCCATCAACACCGAGCAGACGCTTTCGACCTCCATGCTGGTCGAGATGACCGACGTCGCCGACGTCGATCCGCGCCGCGAGAACAACGCCAACGAGCTGACCGGGAAAGAAGAGCCCGACACCGTCTACGACCTCGGGCGGCTTTCGGTCATGCCCATGACCTTCAACAAGGCCCAGCCCCAGCACTTCGCCTTCCTGCTCGCCTACGGCCTGGGGGCGATCGCGACGGCCGCGGCGGGCACCGGCTACCAGCACACCATCACCCCGATCGCAAACGACCTGGACGCCTACCGCTCCAACCCCAGCTTCACCGCCGCCATGCGTTACGGGCTCACGGTCGCCAAGCGCCGCTTCGCCTCCATGTTCGTGGACAGCCTCGTCGCCACCTTCGCGAAGGACGACTGGTGCAAGGTCTCCGCCCAGTGCAAGGGCACCGGCAAGATGGCGAGCACGATCGTCGAGGAGACGCTCACCGCGGCCGAGAATGCCACCCAGTTGACGCTCGCCGCGAACGCGGTGGCCGGCGGTGACGCCGCCGCGCGCCTGGACAGCGTGCACCGGATCCGGGTCGAGCTGACCGCCGGCGTCTGGACCGAGGTGACCTACTCGGCGGTTTCCGCCGCGACCCCCGCGGTTATCACCATCTCCGCCCCCGGCGGGGTTGCCACCAGCCGCACCTACAAGGTGCTCTATTCCCCGACCGAGCCCGCCTGGCCCTCCTTCCCCGCCCGCGTGGTGGAGACCCCGCTACGGGTCTCCCAGCTCACGCTCACCCTCGGGGGCAAGTGGAACGGCACGGCGTTTGTCGGCGGCCGCGCGGTGCGGGCCGAGCTTTCCAGCCTGGCCTGGAATTTCGCCAACAACCTGGAGATCGAGTTCCTGCCGGGGGCGGGCGACGCCTACGCCTCCCGCGCCTTCCGGCCCTCGCGCAGCCAGAGCATCGCGCTTTCCCGCGAGTTCCGGGACTACATCCTGCAAAACTACATCGAGCAGAACGAGACCTTCGGCCTGTACGTGCTGGCCGAGGGCGCGCTCTACGACGGCTCGAACAAGTACCAGGTGGAGCTGATCTTCCCGAAGCTCGGCGTCATCAAGGCACCGATCTCGGTCGACGGCAAGAAAAACGCCGAGGCGGGAGACCTGATCGTGCTCCAGGACGACACCTACGGCAGCGTCATCGCCAAGGTCAAAAACCTCGTATCCGGCTACGCCGCGTAAAGGAGAAACCCCATGCCTCGCAGACTGACCGACGAACTGAACGAGCTGCGGATCCGGGACAACATCTCCGGCTCCGAGATCCTGCTCTTCTACCGCATGCCGGCCACCGCCGAGCGCGCGGCCTACGCCAACGAGAGCTTCCGGCGCAAGGGCAACAAGATCGAGACCAGGGTCGTCGAGACCCGCCAGAAGTACGGCAAGCTGATTCTCGCCGGGATCCGCGAGGGGGACTTCGAATGCAAGCTGGGCGATCGCAGCCAGCCGATCGCCAGCACCCCCGGATCGCCGAATTACGCAGCCGACTGGAAAGAGCTGGTCGCGGCCCACGCCGGCGATCTGCTGGAGCTGCTCGCGGCCCAGGTGTTCGACGGCTCGGCCTCGATTGCGGCCGCCGCCGCCCAAGACGACGACGCGGACGGGGACCTGGAAAAAAACTGACCAGGGACCTCGCGGCGCTGCGCGAGGGCCTGTGCACGGCGGAGGAGGAGGCCAAGGGCCTGGAGGAGATCGGCGCGGAGGAGGCGCAGGATTGGGCCTGCACGGAATGCAAGACGAAGCGCCCCGCCGACCTGACCCCCTACACAGCGAAGCTCCTGCGCCTGCGGCAGATGAAAAACGGCGGCTACCCCTTCGGCAAGAACGACCTGACGCTCGAAGAGTGGATCGACCTGGGACGGATTGACGAATGCCTGCGAATTCCAACACTCTGACGCTCACCATCGAAGTCGACGACAAGGGATCGTTGAAGGTCAAGCAGTTCGCGGGCGAGGTGGACAAGGCCGTCAAGCAGACCTCCGCCACCGCCGGCCAGGGCGCGGCCGCAATGGGATCGGCGGCCGCCGGAACCGGCCGGCTCGCCTCGGCGCTGAGCGGTCTCACCAGCGCCGGAGGACTTGCGGGCATCGCCCTCGGACTGGTGACAAAGTCCGGCATCGCCGCCGCCTTCGCTCTGGCCAAGGCCGCCGACCAGGCCGCGGCTTCCCAAAAGCGCTTCGATCTCGCCTTCCAGGGCCAGGCCCAAATGGCGGCTTACGCGGCGGACATGCTCGAAAAATACTACCGCATGAGCAGATCGGAAGCGGTCGAGTCTATGGCCGGGGTGCAGACGCTGATGACCGGCATGGGCATGGCGGCGGGCAAGGCTTCGTCGTTTGCGCTGGAGGTCAACAAGCTCTCCGCCGATCTCGCCAATTTCAACCGTGTCCCCACGGCCCAGACCATGCGGGACATCGAGGCGGCTCTCGAGGGCAGCTACGGCGGCCTGAAGAAATACGGCATCGTCATCAACGAGCAGACCGTGAGCCAGCAGGCCCTGCGCCTGGGGCTGGCCTCCACCAAGGAGGAACTCACCTCCGCCCACAAGGCCTATGCCGCCTTCACTCTTGTCGTCGAGCGCAGCAAGAACGCGATCGGCGAGGGCCTGAAGGACAATTACGCCAGGCAGCTGATCGAGTTCGAAAACCGCTGGAACTCTCTGACCAAGACCCTGGGCACGAGCTTTCTGCCGGTGGCCCTCGAGGTGCTCCGGACGCTGAACGCGATCGCCGAGGCCGCGCGGCGGTTCGTCGTGCCCACCAAGTCGGAGATGTACGATCGGATCGCCTCCGACACGGCCGCCGACGCCGACCGCTGGAAGCTGATCGCCGAAACCTATGCCAAGTACCCCCAGATGGCCGGCGCCGCTCCCGGGATGCCCAGGGTCAGCGCGGCCGAGGCCGAGCGCACCTGGCGCGAGCTGCAGCGCCGCTCGCATCTGATGCGCGAGATGGCGGAAGGAGAGCGAGCTGCCGCCGACGGTTTCGGGGTGCTCAGGTCCAGGCCCGGCGAAATCAATCTCCCCGCGGCCGGTCCCGGGGACTTCACCGCGAACCCGGCCGCCGCCCTTGCCGCCGCGAAGAAGGCCGAGGACGCCCGGAAAAAGCTCTGGGCCGGCTACAAGCCGCGCGCGAGCCAGGAATCGGAGGCGGTCCTGGCCGACCAGAAGGCCTACGAGGAGTGGAAGAAGTACTGGTCCGACTACAAGCCGCGTCTGGCCGAGAGCCAGCAGTCCGAGGCGATGCTGGCCGACCAGAAGACCTGGGAGGAGTGGCACGAGAAAACGAAGAAGCAGTTCGACGGCATGATCGCGCTCTCCGAGCAGACCGCCCGGAGCATGCAGCAGAACTTCTCCAACCTATTTTTCGATGCCCTCACGGGCGAGCTAAAATCCTTCGGGGATTACGCGACCGCCATCTTCCGCTCGATCCAGCGCGCGTTCAGCGACGTGGCCGGGCAGATGATGACCCAGGGTCTGTTCGGGCAGGACTTCAAGGGCGGCGGCGCGCTTTCGGATCTGGGCAAGTGGTTCCAGGGACTCAAGCTGGGCGGTGACGGCGGCGCAAGCGCTCCCGCCGGCTGGGCATCGGCCTGGGAGCATCACGGCGGCGGAACCATCGGCGCGGATCGCGGCCTGCAGCGCACGATCCCCGCCTGGATGATCGCCGCCGCCCCGCGGCTGCACAACGGCCTGCGCCCGGACGAATACCCAGCGGTGTTGCAGCTCGGGGAAGAGGTCCGGAGCCGCCGCCAGGTGGCCGAGGATCGCCGGGGCGGCAGCGGGCTGACCGTCAAGGTCTACAACCAGGGCAGCGAGCCCGTCCAGGTCGAGGACGTGCGCGAGACCCGCAACCCGGACGGCTCGCGCAACCTGGAGTTTATGATCGGCCGCGCGCTGACCAGCGGCGGGACCGCCTCGCGCATGGTGCAGGGCACGATGCCGGCCATGACCCGCAAGCCGATCGTGAGGAACTGACATGGCGACCCCCTGGCCGTCAACGCTTCCGGACTACTTTTTGAAGGGCGGACTGGGCGGCGCCTTCGGGGACCCGAAGATCCGCTCGACCCCGGACGTCGGCCCGGCCAAGCAGCGCCGGCGCACCACCGCGGCGCCGGATCGGTACACGGGAAAAATCAGGATGACCGCGACCCAGTTCGGCACGTTCAAGACGTTCGGCAAGAGCACGCTGGCCGGCTGGACCCTGCCGTTCGCCTGGAAGGACCCGGTCAGCCGCGCCGCGTGCGACATGCAGTTCGTCGGCGTGCCCTCGTGGGTTCCGTACGGGATCTACTGGGACGTCACCGTCACCGTCGAGATATTGCCATGACCGGAGGAGCAGATGCGCCCGTCGATCACCAGTGCCTTCAGGGGGGCCTCCTACGCGCAGCAGACCGACCAGATCTTTTTGGCGCTGCTCGAGTTCGCGCACCCGAGCCTCTCGGTGCCCATCAGGATCGTGAACAACTACACCAACATCACCTCCAACGGGCAGGAGTACATCGGGTTCCCCTTCGACCTCGAGCTGCCGGAGGACTTCGAGGAGGCGCTGCCGGAGATAAGACTCTCCGTCTGCAACGTCGACCGGCAGATCGTCCAGATGATCCGCACGCTGACCGGCCCTCCCACCATCTCGGTCTCGGTCGTGCTCGCCGACGACCCGAACGCCGTGCAGGTCGGGCCGTTCGTAATGACGATGCGCGGGGCGGACTACGATTCGATGGCGGTGTCGGGATCGGTTCAGTCCGAGGACATGCTGAACGAAGGCTATCCCGGGGACTCGATGTCCCCGGCCAACTTCCCGGGGCTCTTCTGATGGACTTCGCGCGCTACGTCGGGATCCCGTTTGTCGAGCGCGGCCGCGATTTCGACGGGTGCGACTGCTGGGGGCTCCTGTGCCTTTTCTACCGGAACGAGCTGGGGATCGATCTGCCGGCGCACGAGGAGCTGTACGCCAGCAGCAGGGACCTGGCGGGGACCATCGGGGTGCGCATGGCCGAACGCGGCCGGTGGCAGAGGGTGCCGCGCCCGCTGCCCGGGGATGCGGTGTGCCTGCTGGTCCGGAAGTTCCCCATCCACGTGGGAGTAGCCGTGGACGGCTGCCGCATGCTGCACGTCGAGCGCGGCCTGCAGGCGGTCATCGAGCGGTTCGACGGCCTGGTGTGGGAGAAAAGGGTGGAGGGGTTTTATCGGCTGCCTGAGAGTGAGCCTGAAGCCGGGCGGAAGCGGGCCGCATGAACTACGTTCCTGTCGCATACCGCCCGAACCCTTTTAGCTCCGGCCGCGTCGACTGCCAGGTTCCGGAGGGAAGATCCGTCTCCCAGATGATCGACGAGATCGGGCTGCGGCCGCTGGTCGAGGTGCACGACGGGGTTTTCGTGTACGTGGGCGACGAGCTGATCGGCCGCGAGCGCTGGGACGACGTCAGGCTCGTCCGGGGGACCGTCGTGTCGGTGGGCGTCACGCCCGGCCAGACCGGTGGTGGCAAGGACCCCACGCGCACGGTCGCCATGATCGCGGTGATGGTCGTCGCTATGGTGGCGACCTATGGCATCGCCGCCTACGGGATACCCGGGGTGGTGGCGGCCGGGACAACTGGGGCCTCCATGATGGGCGCCGTGGCCGGCGCCGCCGTCAGTCTCTCCGGCACGATGCTGGTCAACTCGCTGATACCGCTGCCCCAGCTGAAAAACGACCAGCCGCAGGGCAAGAACTACCTGAGCGGCATGCAGAACCGGATGGATCCGCACGGGCCGGTCACGCGGGTGCTCGGCCGGAACCGGGTCTTCCCGAAGTACGCCGCCGTGCCGTACACCGAGCTCGTATCGAGCGACGATCAATATCTGCGCTGCCTGTTTTTGATCGGCAAGGGCAAGTACGCCCTGTCGGACTACAAGATCGGCGACACCCCGCTCGCGAACTTCCAGGGCGTGGAGCTCGAGCAGTATTTCACGGGCGACTCCACGCACTACGCCCTTTTCCCGAACGACACGGCCGAGCAGGCGCTTTCCGTCGAGCTGCTGCAAAACGTCTGGAACACGCGCACCACCGCGGTCGGCACCCAGCAGATCGCGGTCGAGTTCACCTTTCCCGAGGGGCTTTTCCAGATCGGATCGACCGGCCGCCGGCGCGCGGCCTCGGTCGCTTTCGAGGTCGAGTACTCGCCGGCCGGGCTCAGCCAGTGGAAGAGCGTCACCGAGACCCGCTGGCGGATCTCCTTCGCCAACCCCTGGATCTCGGATTCGGTCGCCGCCGGTATGACGATCACGAGCGCCACGGGCAGCGGCACGGTCGGCTACGCCCACCACAACAGCCAGGCCGTCATGACCGGGGCGCAGGAGGGCGTCAGCACCTGGGAGAACCTCTACTTCGTCGACTACGTCGACATCGACCTCGCCAGCGGCAGCTTCTCGCCCGGCCAGACGGTCACCATCGGCGGGGCCCACCAGGGCACGGCGGCAACGGTTGCGCACCTGCCCTACACGATCGACAAGGAGCACCGCGACCCGGCGCGCGAGGGGCTCGTGTGGTCGGTCCCGTCCGGCCAGTACGACGTGCGCGTGCGCCGGCTGACCGCCGACGGCGCCGCCGACACCTGGGACGCCTCCTACTGGACATGCCTGCGCTCGACCACGTTCGCAACTCCCGTCAACCTCACCGGGTGCACGCTGGTCGGTTTGCGGATGAAGGCGAGCGGCCAGCTCAACGGCGTTTTGCAGAACTTCAACTGCCTGGCCGAGTCGCTGCTGAACGTGTGGACCGGAACGCAGTGGGTGCTCTCGAAGACCCGCAACCCGGCCTGGGCGGGCGTTGAGGTCCTGTGCGGCACTTCCAACCTGCGGCCGGTTTCGACCGCGAAGCTCGACCTGGCGGCCTGGAAGGGGTTCGCGGACCGCTGCGAGGCGGCCGGGTTCAACTTCGACGCGGTGATCGACTATCGCACCACCGTCTGGGAGCTCTTGAGGCAGATCTGCGCGGCCGGGCGGGCGGCGCCGGGGCTGGTGGACAACCGGTACACGGTCATCGAGGACCTGGTCCGGACCGCGCCCGTGCAGCAGTTCGGGCCGCGCAACAGCTGGGGCTTCAAGGGTTCGCGGGTTTTCCCGGACGTTCCCCACGCCCTGCGCATCCGCTTCCCGAACGAGGCCAAATCCTACGAGGAGGACCACTGCGTCGTCTACGACGACGGCTACAACGAGGGCAATGCCACCCTCTACGAGACGCTCGAGCTCTTCGGCATCACCAACTACAACCACCTGTGGAAGCTCGGACGCTACTACCTGGCGGTGATGCGCCTGCGTCCCGAGACTTACGAGTTCGTGGCCGACCCCGAGCACTTCGTGTGCACCCGCGGGGACCTGGTCCGGCTCACGCACGATGTACTAATGGTGGGCCTGGGCTCCATGCGCATCAAGAGCGTCTCCACCACCCAGATCACGGTGGACGACGTCTGCCAGATGGAGGCCGGCAAATCCTACGGGTTCCAGTTCCGCAGGGCGGACGGCAGCTTCACGACCGCCACGGTGACGACGGTCGCAGGCGAGCCGACGACGCTCGCTTTCTCCCCCGCCATGAACCCGGTCGATCTTCCGACGGCGGGCGATCTTTGCTTTTTCGGGGAGACGGGCAAGATCAGCATCGACTGCCTGGTCTCGCGCATCAAGCCGGGCCCGGACCTGACCGCGCGCCTCACCTGCGTTCCATACAACCCGGCGATACTGACGGCCGACTCGGGCGCGATCCCCGCGTGGGAATCCAACATCACGCTGCCGCCGGTCATAAACCGCACCCCGCCGGTGCCGAAGATCATCAGCGCGGTTTACGTGTACCACCCGGTCAGCCAGGCCGACGACGGCATGCTCGAGCTCTTCATGCAGGTCGGCTTCGACGCGCAGCAGACCGCCTATGTCGCGACCAGCGTGGGGCTGAACGAGACCCCGCCGGATGTGATCGCTGGCTTCCAGGCGCAGTTCCGCGAGGACGACGGCAACTGGATAGAGGTGCCGGCGATGGGAGCGAGCGCCCGCAGTTTCGAGTTCCCGGCGCAAAACGACGTCACCTACGACATTCGGATTCGCAGCTTCTCGGCGATCGGCACCGTGAGCGACTGGTACGAGCTTTCGAACGTGGCCACCAACTACGTGCCGGATAAACCCGCAGACGTGACCGGCCTGCAGGCGGTGGGTGGCGGCACCTCGTTCACCGGGTTCGACCTGGAGGTCGAGTGGACCCCGGTGGCCGCCGGCGGCGCGGCCGGGATCCTGCTGAGGGACTACGTGGTCGAGGTCCGCACGGCTGACGGCAACACGCTGCTGCGAACCGAGTACCCCACCCAGGCGCGCTATACGTACGATTTCGACAAAAACCTTGTGGATGGCGGTCCGCGCCCATCGGTGCAGATCAAGGTGAAGGCTCGCAACCGGCAGCTTGCGGTATCGGAGACGGCCGCGAGCGCCGTATTCACGAACCCCGTCCCCTCGAACCCCTCCGGCCTGGGAGCCCGTGCTTTCATGGGCGGGGTGGAATTCTATTGGACGGCTGCGGCCGGCATGGTCGACGCCGCGCGCGTGGACCGCGCGGACACCGCGCGCCTCACGCGCGACGGAACTGCCCGAAAAACCAGGGACACGGCTGAGGGCGTCGGAACGCTCAGCGACCTGTCGCATTATCAATATCGAATCAAGGTTGGGTCGGGCACCTGGGGCGCTTGGCAGCGGACCATGACCAATGTGGTCAGTTTTATTATTTCGCAAGAGCAAAAAGAGTTGTACGGGGCCGACGCCACGATCTATTTCGAAGTGGTGTGCGTCGACGTCTTCAACCAGGAATCCGGCGCGACCGCCATTGACCGGGCCGTCGGCAGCCTGAACATCGCCGCAACCGACATCGCTGATTTTGCCGTCAACGCGAGCAAGCTTTTCACCAGGATCCCCATCCCCGAGGGGCTCGCGCTCTCCAACAACTCGCCCTCGACCGGATATATCTCCTGGTCATCGTTCATCATCTACTACAACGGCGCCGGCTACACGATCCCGGGCGGAAGCACCGCTAACCGGTTCGTGTACTGGAAGGACCTGGGCTCGACGCTCTCCTCGATGGACGCGCACCCGCCGAGCGCGCTTTCCGACTGGAGGCCCCAGGAGGACTTTATCATCGCGGTCAACATTGGCGGGGTGGCCCAGGAGGCCTGGAACGCGATCGCCAACCAGGTGATCGGCTCGGCCTACATCATGACGGCCGCGATCAACGACCTGCACGTCTCGGACATCTCCGGGGTCAAGATCTCGGCCACGACG